AATAGGTTTACTCACAGTCTCCAGTTCAACGTCACCAATACGAGAAGTACCCGCAACGGGTCGGAATCCATCAGGAGACAAGAACATCAAGTCGCCGCCGATTTCCAATACGCTGTCTCTAGCTACGCAGCCCACGTTGGCAGTAACCTGATCAGTGACAAATGTATTGGCAGCGTCTAGCGTAATCTTCTTAATGCCGTTTGTACCAAAGACGAATAAGTCGTCGCGGAATGGCTTAATCTGTATTACGTCGAAGCCAGCGGCTATCTGACCTGCGCCACTTGCGGAAGTGAAGTCGTAGAAGCCGTCAGGGTCTGCAGTGCTTGTAGGGGCAGAGTGGGCGATTGCCGCGCCGAATGCAGTGTCTCCAGCTAGAAATAGAGTATTCTTAAATACGTCTACGAGGGCAGGGGCGTTTAGGCATTGGTCTCCACCGCCAGTATTAGTGGTGTGACCCGCTCCAGAGGTATAGCCACCTGCGTTTGTAGACTTTAGTTCTTCCCAGTGATCGCCGTCGAATACGATTGCTGGGTTTACCCCATCTACAAATACAATCTTATTACCTGTACCAAAGTTAAAGGTAACGTGACGCAGCTTAGTGACTGTGCGGCTGTTCAACGTCATTGGACGAGTAACGCCGTGGTCTAGAGTAAACTTACGCCAGCCAATGTAGGCAGTGTAGTAGTAAAAGCTGTAGTTACCGCCTGTAGCGTCTTCCCGTGCGGCAATAATCTTTGTGGTGTTGCTAACGTCATCCTTGAAGATTGCTAGACCTAGAACCTTGCCAGTGGCAGTGGACTGTCCGTCAACGGTTACTTCACCATAATCGGGGTCATACTCATCGTACCCCTCAATACGCCGATAGCCGCCAAATAATGACGGCTCATAGTTAACTAGTCGTGTAGCGGCACCGGGATTGTTATCCGACAGGTCTAAGTGGTTTTCGTTACTATTTAGACCGCCGCTACAGATCAGTTTAAATGACTGTATATTGTCAGGCATTAATACTTAATCCGCGTATCTCGAATATAAACATCGTCGTTAATGTACAGCGTCTGCAGGTCTTTGATGCCGCGTTCAAAGGCGATGAATGCACCCTGTGCGGCCTCTAAGTTGTCCTTAAACATATACATATGATAAATTGCGCCATCGATGATGACGGTGTCGTAGCTCTCTGGTATTCTGGTTACGTCAGTGGCATTAGTAATATCTGCGTAGTTCATGTAGTATCTGAACTTCAGAGTATATGCCTTGTCTGGGGATGGGCTGACACCGTAGCCATTGCCGTGTCCCGCAAAGATAAACTCTGGTACGCCACGACCTGCAGAGCCAGCGGCATAGTCGTCGTCACGATACTTGGAGTACCACTCATCTCTGTCTATGTGCTTCAACGTCTTATAGCCAGTGTTCTGACTATCGTTTGCCTGAATTTGAAAACTGTTCCAGTCAGCTACTTTAAAGTATTGAGGCCAAGTATATTCTTCCTGCCCTACAATTAGAGTGTCTGTCTCCTCAGCCGCGTTGAAAGGCCAACCAAACTCAGCTTGGTTAATCTTGGCAACCGCCGACTTAACAGCATCTTTTACGAGTGCCTGAACGCCACGAACCGACCCGAAGTCGGCTTCTGATATCTCCACCTCATTAAGGCGGCGAAGAACTTGGTTACATAGAGCTATATATGTACTGGGCATAAGACACCTTAAAGCAGAATAAAGGGGCCAGTACTTGACCAGCCCCTTAGTATAGTTTATGCTAGGTTATAGTTAGCAGTGATTAGTCCTTCTGGGCGAAGAATCTTCCTTCCGTATAGTTGCATACCACGAACGATATCTGCAAATGTGTCTGGTGAACGGAATGATTCAGTCTTTGCGATCTGATCCGCTACCGCCACTGCAGAGTCGTGACCTGCGACTAGTACGCCGTAGTTAGCTTCTGAACCCGCTGATGCAGAAGTACCCGGACCTGTACCTTCGTATGGAAGGTTGTTCGAAGTATATACGCGGAAGCCACGGATAAGGTTTGGCATACGACCATTGCGTACTTCATCGCCTCCACCGTAGTCAGCGTTAACCAACTTCGCGTCTTCGTCCATCAAGATTTCCTTGAAGACTGGGTCTACTACAACCCAACGACCATCTGTGTCTACGTTAGCCGCATCCAACAAACGAGCCATACGGTTCAGGATAGCTAGTGGTGAAGTGATTGCACCTGCACCGCCACCTGCCGCTGTCGGGATAGAAGTAACTTCTGCTTCGCCGCCGATGTCAGAACCACCGAAATCAGTGATGTCCAATTTGTTGGCTGCTAGAAGTTCGTCGTTACCTGCAGTTGAGTCTGCTTTTGTACCGCCTGTATCCAAAGCTGTACGGCGACCCCATGCAGAACCTGACCAGTCCCAACCAGACATATAGCCTAGTACTTCACGGTCAAACGCATCACGAAGTTTATAGCCAGCGCGATCTGTTGCTAGATCGACAAAATTGATGTGACTATGAGCCTCTTCGATGTCGTCCATTGCGAATTGGAAGTAGTTCGCTTCAGTGACGACCATAGTGAAATCGGCATCTGTCAAATCTTGTGTCGCAAGTGTTGTACCACGTGCGTAAGAGTTGATTGTGATGTCTGGTTCTTTGATGATCTTGACGCTATCGCCCATGTTTGCGATTTCGCCAGAGTAATCGGTATTTGCGATATCTTCTACAACAGAAGAGTTACGGAAAGCCTTCTGGACTTTCTTGGAATAGATTACTGGCGAGAAATTACCGTTTGGTAAGTTGCCGTAACCTGATGCTACTGGAAATGCCATTTGAGTGTCTCCTTGAATGAAATGGCTTGGAATTAACTCTTAGTGTGTTTTTGTGTTGCCTAAGAGCAGCTAGATCAGACAATTTAACATCAGTGTCAGTTTGTAAGGAGTATCGCCAAAGCGGGTCCAAACGCGCTGGTAGACTTAGTATATTATCTGGAAGGGTTGATAGAGGTATACCTAATAGGTGTCTCTATCCTAATAAATCAATGGTTTCATTGTACCATAGTAACGTAATTAAAGCAACACCTAATTACGTAAACTACCGAGCTGCGCCCGATATATCATAGACAAAAGCACCTGATCTCATGGCTTCACTAATGGCTGCTTCGTTTTGTTCAAACTCACGATCAGACATAGCTGCGACCATGCTCTCAGAGAACTTAGCCTTACCGCCAGTAGTAGGAGCGGCTGATGTAGTACGCCCCACCGCCTGTGCGGCTGATTTCGTTGACTTCCCGCGACGACCCATATCTGCCTTATACAGATCAATTGTACGTGCGGCCCAAGTAGCGTCAGTGTTGTTCTTATACACACTGTCCTGCATTGCAGATGGCTGTAGAGCTACCCACTCATGGAACTTTGGGTCTTTCCTAATTTGTGCAAAATCAGGGTGTAGTTTCATAAGCTCTTGCTCTGCGCTCTGACGATACAGTTTACGCTCAAAATTCTCTACTTGTTGTAGACGCTTCTCGCCTTCGGCTAGAACTTCATTGGCACGTTTACGGGCAATGGTGTCCACAATCTTTGCAACATCTGGATAGCGTTTGCTCCACTCATCGACTTCTTCGTCAGTCTTGGGGAACTTAATTTGCTTACGGGTAGCGGCCTCTAGTTGGGCTTTTACCTCTGCCAGTTCTTTATCCTTTTGGTCACGTACCGTCTGGATGTGGCGTTGGATATCCTGATACCGCTTCTTATAGCTTTCCTCTTCGGCATTTAACTGTTCAGCGGCTGGCTGTTGTTGCGATAGCTCTTCGCTGTATGTCAAATTTTCATCAGGCTCTTCGGCTCTTTGGTATTTACGTTTTTGCATGATTTCCTCACTGGGTCCGACAAGTCGGGTATCCAATTAAACCATAAATGCTATCTTCTGTTTTTTAAGCATTGCTGGTAGGGGTTTTGATACAGGCTCAAGTTCTTCCTCTGTATCCTCTAACTGGTCTTCCACTTCTACTGTGGCGACCTCTACATCAACGTCCTCTTCTGGTACGTCGATCTCTTCGTCCTCGACTTCTTCTGTCTCAGACTGTTCTACGTGCTGTATCAGGCCGTCCATCTCCATAGACATCAACCCCATTTCGGCCTCAGCTTGCATTTCTTGAATATGTTTTAGCCCGTGCCACGATACTACGTGAGCGGGTAGGATGTATTCACCCTCTGAGATCATCGCCTCGATGTCATCTCTTACGTTATTAGCAGTCGATCCAATTGGAATAGGGTTGCCAGATACTTCGTCGTAACCCGCAATGCCTTCTTCCATGCCGCCAGTACACTCGTCGCATCCACAAGCCATACCGCCGTGGTACATCTGCAGCTTCTCATCGTCTAAGATTTCGTCGTCCACGTTCTTCTGAATAGCCTCTCCACGCGCCCTCTCGTAGGAGTCTACTTCGCCATTTTTATTCAGATCAGCTTTTTTGTCGTCTAATTGAAACTTCTTAGCTGCCATTTCTCTGCCCTCTTCTGTGGTGATACCCTTGGTGGCGGTTGCTATGCCGCCCAGTGCAAAGCCAGTATCACCGCCCTTGTACCAGTTAATGATTGGTGAGGTGTCTACGCCTATCTTCTCTAGACCTAGTAGACCTGCCGCACCCGCTAGTTTTAAGCTGTCCTTTAGGCCAAACTCTTCGCCTTCGTCCTTGTCGTCGTATCCCTGTTGGACCGCGTCTAGGATTTCCTGAGCTTCCTCTGGCGTATAGTCGTCTGACATAAGTAACTTACCGTTTTCGTCGGTGAAGCTGTGTATCTCAGCGTCTTGCTCCTCTAGTTGCTGGACTGCGCTCTCGCCGTAAGCCTTGGGCCAGTTAACGCCTGAATTGATTGCGTTATCTATGGCTATGTCTATCGGCTGCTCCTCTCCATCCCAGATAGTTGGGATCAGAGTTTGGCGACCATCGATGTCAACGATTACGGTTCTTACCGTAGACAGTGACCCATCCTCGTTCACCTTGGCAGTGCCGTTAGCAATATTATAGAAGTGGTGTTCTAGAATAGGGTCCATGAAATCCTCTAGGCTGCTATGAAGCCACCTTGGCTAAATTTGTATCTAACTTCGCTAGGAAGAATTGTTCCGTCTGAAGCTGCTAGGGGTTCTGGAGCGTCAGCCTTCTTCATGTACTTAACGCCCTTGGCATAGACGCGGTCACCTACTACCGTTGCAACGTCTGCACTCTCGACAGCCTGACCTGTCTTCATGTCTATAAATAGGTGCAAGTTCATAGGGTTAAATCCAATCTCGACTACACTATCGTCCATCTCGTCGAGTACATTGCGATCAGGTTTGTAGTTGCCATCTACCGACATAGCTGGGAATTTATTCTTAGCTTCTGGCGTATCTGGTGCGTACATCTTAGATGCAATACCTGCGCGTCCAGACTGACTGACGTTAAAGGTGACATCTTCCACAGTCGCGTGAGATACATATGATAGAGCTTTACCGTTGAAGTTATTCTTGTGCAGTGTCTGCAACTTATCTCTGCCCTTGGGCGCATCTGGTATTTTAGAGTTCAGGTTCAGGCGAATACCTACTTTTGTACCTTCGTCTACTGGAGCATTAATTAGGGCATCTGCCTTGCGAGTACCCGCAGAAGCACCTACACTCAACTGATCTAGCATTTGAGTATCTGCAGCGGTGTAGTTCTTCAGTAGTGCGCCACCCTCAGTAGCCTGACTTTTTCCTATCTGCAGAGCTTCTCCAAATACTTCTTCCATCTGGTCGTCTAGGGGTGGTCCACCATTATGACCGAAGCTGTAAGTCTGTGGGGTGGGTATCTCACCGCCGCCAGACGGGAGGCTACGTAGGTAAGCATCTCGTTCAGCCTGTTCCAAAATAGCTAAATACGTATTCACCTCGTCTACCATTTGCTGATCTACGGGCTGTGTAGTGTTAGATTGGAAGCCTAGAGACCGTTGGTCGTCTTGTCGCTTATAGCCACCTGAGCGTCTAGCCTCGAAGAAGTCACGCATAAGGAGTTGTAGTGGTGCGTCCTGTAAGTCTCCACGATACTGACCCGGAACCTGCCTACTATATGTATTGTGTGATAGAGTTGGGCCATATAAGAAGTCGCCAGTGGCATCTACACGCCCTACGCTAGAAGTCTCCAACTTGGGAGACATTAGTAGTTCGTCTTCAGTAATGCCAATTCGGGCCAAGCCAATCTGTGGGAAGCCAGCCTTCTGGTAGTGGTCCTTGTCCAACTCTTGCCAGAGTAGTCTACGCTTCGTGCCGCCCATGCCACCGTCTTCTGGCAGTAGTCGTAAGTATTCTTTTGTGTCAGGGTTTAGAATACCTGTCCAATTGGGGTCTACGTTTTCACGTACCCACTTGTCGTAATTAGCGGCCTTTTTGGGATCGACATCCGACTTCTTAATCATCTCCATGACTGTGTCACTCATCATGGAATTAAAGTCGCCAGACTGTCCCGCCATAGACGCATATACAATATTGGGGTTGCCGCCCTGTTCAGCAATACGATTAGCTAGCTTAACCATTTTACCAGCTACAGTCTCGTCTGATGCCCAGAGACCAGTCAAAGGATTTCTCATAAACCCTCTACCGCCGTCCAAGTCTACAGGTTCATCGAACTCGTAATCCCCTACGCCAGTAAGGGTCTGGTCTGTAGCGGATCGATCTCCCTGCGCTGGTATTAGTACTGCATTCTCTTGCTGCAACTCGTCGATAGTGACTGGTGTCTTATCTACTAAATTACCCTTGTCCTGCGTCTGCTTAGGTATCTGGTCTGCGTAGTCGTCTAGCCGTGTCTTAGATAAGCCAGCGGGGTCCAGTTCGTCTTTAAGGGCTTTGTCTGCAGGTTTTCTGTTGGCAAATAGATTGCCGCCCATAGAGCCTAGTGTATTGGGGTCGTACTCTGGCAGGGAGTCTACGAGCTTGTTCGCTCGATCCGCTGCCATCCTAGCACCTTCCATGATGGCCTTCTGTGCGGCATCACCTGCTCCGGGTACTAGTCCTACGATTGTTCCTACTGCGCCTAGACCACCTAGTGCGCCAATGAGGTAGTAGTTGGGTTCTTCCCGCTCCAACTCCTCACCAATCATCTGGATGGTCTCGTAGCCACCCTTGATGTCACCAATAATGGGAGTGAAGTCGAGGGCTACGTTGCCCACATCCCGCCAAGTAATTTCAGGAATATCTACTGCATACTTTTCGGCTTCCTGCGCGGCAGTCTCTGCCGTGAAGCCATACATTGATGCTGGTTCTGCGCTGTCGTCTTCCCCGAAGAAGTACTCGTAAAAGCCCATTATTCGGCTCCCTTAATTACCTCATCTCTCAGAGTGTGGAAACGCCGTAGCTCTGCTATTGCGCCCTGTATCTCTAGAATGCGGTTGTGGTCTTTGGCTGTTTCGAGCAGACTGTGCATGGTCTTGATGCGGCGGTCTGCGTAGTCTTTTAGTGTCTGGTGTTGGTCCTTATCGTTTACGAGCGGTAGTAGAGAACGATAAAACTGTTTATCCATTATTGTACTGGACCTTGCTGTGGTGGTTGTTGTGGTTGAGGTGCGTTCCCGCCGTTTGCTCCACCGCCGCCGCCAGTAAACCCTGCAGCGTCTGGCTCTGGTGCCGCTCCCGCTGCTATATTACCATTGCCGTTACCTGTGGGGTCTTGCGGAGAGGGTGCGCCTTGAGGCTGTTCGCCTTCGGGGGCAGGGGGCTGTTCTGGCATTAGTGCCTGTATCTCAGCCATCATCTTTTGCTGGATAGCTGCCTCGCGTGGATCGTTGAGTATCTTGTCCTCGTCCAAGTCCATAGAGGAAGCCAACTCGCGTAGGATGTAATCGTATTTAACAAACGGAGCCATCTGTGGGTTGCTGGTCATCTGCATAAACTGTAGTAGTCGCTGGCTACGTACTTCGTTGCGCATTAGGCTCTCAGTGCCACGCGCCTTAACGTCTAGGTCACCGATAAACTCTTTGTTGAAATTGAACTGCATATTGAATGCAAACAGAGCCTTGCCCAGTGGACCTAGCAAATAGTCGTCGATATTACGAACAACGGCCTTAATGTTCTGAGCCGCTGCACCCATCAGCATAGACATACCACTGGCAGTACGTCCCACGCCGCCTACTGCGCCAGAGCCGTGACTGTATGACGGAATGCCTGTGGCCTCGTCTGCAAGCTGTCGGCTCTTGTCAAACATCATAAGTAACTCTTGGGAAACATTAGGAAATTTGGTGCCGAAGATGGCCTGTCCCGGTGCGCCAGCCTGTCTACGGAATACCTTGCCCGGATACACTGACATATCCTGTCCCGGTACTAGGTTAGTCTCATCTACCTCTATAAGTAGATTGCCACTCAACGCAGAGTTGTCCACAGCCATCCGCATAAAGCCGTTCATTAGCAATTGGGTGTCTTCCATATTCTCAGCTACGCCTAC